GTCTAATGCCGCTTTTAACTTTGTTACAAGTCCTGGTGCGTGACCATGATTCTTTTCTATATCCTCATGCGTATGGTTAATTTTAGGATCTTTGTTAAATGCTGATTTAGATGCTACAAAAAATTTTTTATTCTCAGGGTGTTCCCCAAATACAACAGCGGGACTGCCATCATATTTAATTGTAGTCTGTGTATCTGTTTTAATGCCTTGCATCTTGTGATGAACGTCTCTGACTGTGTGAAACGCATGACCAAAACCTTCTTTACCAGCATGCAAGACATGGTCTTCCACGTGTTCTAAGTGTTTTAGTTTATCTTCTTCTGTGGCTTCTGTTAAAAAGTCTTTAAATCGCATTTTTTACCTACTTTACTAACCTTATATTCTATATGATAACACCATATGGACCAAAAGTCAAGCATTATTTACAGTATTTATAAGATTCTTTCGTAGGAGAAATTGATTTTTGTTTCGACTGTTCCTGTTAATTTTTTAATATTTTCTTCTGTATCAGGTTGTATGAAGAAATGGTCATCAAAATATTCTGTTTTCTTGTATTGTTTACGGACGCTACCATGTTTACCCATTCTTCGTAACATCATAACTTCACCAGAGTCCCTTTCAAATTGTGCTTTTCTCTTTAATCTTGCTATGAACTCTCTGTCTCCATAATGATATCCTGTGTAGGATTCATCATATCCTCCAGCTTCCCAGAAGAGTTGTTTTGAACATAAAAAGGAATTTAGATGGCCAGGGTATGGCAACATTTTTTGTTCTGGAAAAATATAAAATTGATGATGATATAACGATTGGTGTTGCCAGTTTCTCTGTCTCATTCTTCCCATGGTGTCGCCCATACATAACATATCAATATCAAAGAAACATACAAATTCAGATTTTGCCAATTTAGCTATAGCATTTCTACAACCGTGACTATTAAATCCTAAATTTTCTGTTACTTTATATATGGATATTTCTGGACTATGTGCCGGCATTATCTCAATAGGGTATAATAAATCCTCAAGTGGTGTTGCATCAGAGGCATCGTCAAATATAATAACTTCTATATCTGAAGGATAGAACTTAAATTGATGATACCATTCATGTATCCATTTTTCGTCGTTGAAATAGGTTAATCCTAATGTAAGTCTAGGAAGTTTCTTCGACATCTAGTTTATCCCTAATATCTTCTGCTGGATAATCAATGGCGTCGCCTAATTGTAATTGAAATGCTTCATTATGTGTTAAAGCATTAGCGTCGTATACCTCATAACCTGAGAATACTTCAACTACTGTATCTTCTATTCTACCTTCTAATAAGTGCATTAATCTCATTACTGATTGACTAATATCTTTTAGAGTAGGCTCTTTTTCCATTTTGTCGATGATATATTCCCTACTTCCAACAGGTGTCCACATAGGAAACTCTTTACTTGGGCCTTTTGCCTCCCAAATATTAGTGATAGCTACGACTTTTAGTTTCATTTTGATATAGTCCTAATTCAAATCTATCTCTAATAGTAGAAATATCAATATTATGTTCTTGTGCTATTTTATTAGCAGTGTCTTTCCAATATGCTTTGAATTCGCCGTGTAAAGCTCTTTTCTCAGCAACCATACAATTTACTATTCTCTTGACAGGATTAGTTTTTGCCATTTTCACTCTCCGTTTTTATAGGTTTCAATTCAATAGGTTGATTCTCGGTTCTTTTCCTCAAATCAGTTGTACTAAAAGAATGGTCTCTTTTGTTGTATACAATTTCAATCTTTCTCTTATAACAAATTCGTTTACCAGTGAACTCTTTATTTTTATATTCATCACCAAGTACCCTTACATCAATTGGTAATGTAAGTAATAAATCTTCTAAATCTTTTTCCGTATTATATATTACGACTTCATCTACAAATTTTACGGCGCATAATTGTATCTGTCTTTCAACAATACTCTGTACAGGGGCGTTTTTATTTTTCCTATCCAATGTTGGGTCACTTTGTAACCCGCATATTAAATAATCACAATGCCTTTTTGCCTCTTCCAACATTACAATATGTCCTGCGTGTAGGAAGTCAAATGTACTACAGGTAAATCCTATTTTACCTACATTATTATAATCAAGTTTCAAGTTGTTCTCTCCTAAATTCTTCAATTTGTTCAGTTACAAAGTCCTGAAAGTCCCTTGGGTCTCTCCCTTGGTCATGTTGTTCTTGTGTAAACCAACCACCTGATTCTTGTTGTTGGTCAAATTGTCCTTCTGCAAATGTTATAGCACCTGCAAAATTATAATATTCGTCCTCATATACTAAGGATAATTTTACATCTTCATCAAAGTCGTATAAGTGGTCTGCTAGTTCCTCAAAAAACTTAATAGGCGGAGTCCACTTTGCCTTAATGATATGTTCATATATGTAGTTATATTCGCTACATGCTATGAACGTTACAGGACCTTCTAATAATGCTGATGTGGACCCTATGTGTTCCATCATAAATTCATTATCTGCTATCTCAGCATTTGTTTTGTAGATATCCAGATATTGTAATCCGTAGTCATTAGAATAAGGATCAAGTTTTGTCAGTAATCTAAAAACCCTCTTCCATTCTTCCTCTGCTTGAGGACTTCCGTAGTTTAGTTGCAGTGTGCAATATACATTATTAGCCAATGGTACTCTCCTTTGATAAAACGAACTTCTCTGCCATCTCTATGGCTTCCTTATTCCTAATATTTCTGTTCTCATCATTGAAAACATAATTTGTAAATAATTCCTCATTACCTTGCCAATATTTTACAATCGTCATCTTCGGATCGTCTTCTACTGTTGCATGAAAGTCTGTTCGTTTACCAAAGGTTTTAATCACTCTTGTGGTACCTTGCTAAATGTCGCTAATGCATCTAATTTTTCTTGTGCATTTGCCATTGCTTGAATTTGTGTATCTATAGCTGCAAGCACATCAGGATGTTCCCCTATGCCTACAGGATTTTCTAAATAAATTTTTATGTTGGCCTTTGCTTCGGCCATTTCGCCTCTATATTTTGCTACTAAAGCATCTACGATATCTGCTGTTAATTGTTTGTTGTTTGTCATTGTGTATCTCTCTATATGTATAATGGCATACTTTAGTCTCGGACGACTTTGGTGTATGTTACCTCAATATTTATAGCGCTGTTTTTAGAGTTATATGCGCTAACTTTTTTTGCTCCAAAATATCGTAAAAAATTTTGTCGACATATTTCAAAGTGGACAAAATCGGGTAAATTAGGGTACGAAAGTAATCTACAGTCATCGATGTCTACAATCGTACCCTAATTAATTAATTTCTAGCTAAAGACTGTTGAGCCTGCTGCTGCGTGTGCTGCTGCAACCATTGCTCTGCTAGGTGTGCCAAGTCTGTAAGCGGTGTTACCGGCCTTGTTCACGTTTGTATAGATTGCAAAACCTTGCGCTCTAAGTTCTGTTACCCTTGCAGGTAACTGTGTTACACCAAGTTTATTCTTGGCGTATGCGATGCTAAGTGATTGTCCTGTGTTTAGGAAATTCACGATTTTAGCATGTTGGTTAGTTTTAGCTTTTGCCATAACTATTCTCCTCCATCATTTAAAGAAACACCTTTGTTCACAACCTTAGTTGATCCCTTGGGTGTATTACGAAATACGACCTTGAGCAAAGCATTTTTAATGTCGAAATCACTATTGAACTTTTCGTTCTCAAGTAAGAATTCCGATGCTTCTTTCTTAGTCATTGCTTTTGGTAGTTCCTCAAACCAAACGTCTGAGTTCGTACCAGAAAGTTTTTTAACACGGGAAACCATGTCATTGCCAAAACGAGCTTTTGTTTGTCCGTTAGCAGTAACAGAGTACCCTGCATAAGTAAATAATTGATCAGTCATTACGTCTCCTTAATTTCTAATTACAATACACATTATAGGATCTTTTAAACCTAAAGTCAACCATAAAGGTGACCAAAAGGCCTAAACTCCCACAATCCTTTGGATAAGTCTTTCTTTTGTATAAGAAAGACCTTTGAGGTAACAGTAATAACTAATATCACCGTTGATTTCCTCAGCATCCATATCCCAAATAAGCGCTTGCTTTAAGCTCTTAGCACCCATTGAAAGTAAAGAACCGAGATGTTCTTTCCACTTAGTTGTGGCTTCTTTTTCTCTAATTCTATCCTGTTCAATAGCTTCGGTAACTTCCTGAGATACTCTGTCAGCTAGTTTTTCTAGCTCTACCATTGACATAGAGTCAAAGTCAAAGTGTCTAGGACGGAAACCGTGTGCGTCCTTATAAGCATCGTAAATATAAGATGTTAAACTATAACGTTCATACTGCTTAATGTTGTAGATACCGTAATCCGCCCAATGTTGCAGGTCAGATACTGTCGTACACCAAGCAGTAGCACCCTCGGCCTTACATCTAGCAACGAACTTCTCGTTCTCTGCCTCAATATGTGCCTTAAGCTCTAGTTGTTCTTGTGTATAGTTTGACATTAATTTACCTTACTTTTTTAGTTTATGTGTATATGATAGCATCTACGGAACCAAAAGTCAAGCATTTTTTCCAGGTATTTTCTCTTGTTTTTCAGTAACTTGTGCCGCATCACCATAATGTATGTAAGTTTGTAGTGCAAATACGTCATTATCTTCATCAGATAAGTCGTATCTGTAAGGATATTCCCAATTTGGTGGATAAACTACTACCCTACCTTCTTCTGCCTGTACTCCTACATTCTGTCTAAAGAATTGTACTTTAGAATCAGCAGTATTTAAGAAAAATATGAACCCAATAGCACGAATAGAACTAGTTCGGTCTCTAGTATCTACTGTAACTACCACGTCCTTGGGATTTGTAATTTTTCTTATTCTTAGTTTTTCAACACCCGCTCTGTGGAAGATACCACTTGGTAAGTTCAGGTGTTCCATGTAATGTTCGTGAAGTGTGGAGCAAAAATTGACTAATTGTTCTTTTACCTCATCCTGGTCTTCAACATCATCAGAGTAATTTATTTCTATAAATGTTTCTTTTGTCTGTTGTTTGTCTAAATTCAATTTGAACGTATCAATCAGCAGTGAACAAATTTCAGGTGTAAGCGCCTGATCAAAGATCCTTAAAGATCCCTGAATTGCAAATTGTTCTTCGTCAGCTACTGCTTCGCTATCTCTTCTTCTGTCTTCCATACTAACTTCACTCCACGTCTTGTTAATTCATTAATAAATTTCATTCTGTGCTTTCGTTTGCCTTTGTTAATTGCGTCTATAATCTCTTGGGTAGGAGTGTTTCTCAAATAGTAGTGTTTTATAAAAGTCCTACCTGTTGGTTTCCCGTCCCTACCTCGGACGTTTTCTTTGTGACTTGGTTTAAACTTTGGTGGCATAATATATCTCCTTTCAATTAATTATTTTTTAACGTTATCGCTATGCTCCTTAGCAGCGCTATTAACATACAATCCGAACCATGCAGCTCCGGCACCAACTAGGATTGATATCAATCCACTTTGTTCCATACTAGGTTCTGGTAAATCCATAAACCATATTGCTGCATAATACACTAAAAATATATAAACACTCAAAAAAGCCCTTGGCCAAATTCTCCAGCTGTCTACTGTTCTAGCTAGATGAACCCATTTTTGCCAGGGGTTGACAGTTGAATCAGCCATTGCTTCTGCTAACTTTGTTTTGAGATCTGCGTTTTCTTGAATCAAGTCCATGAACTTGTTAAGGTCCATTTCGACTTCATTACGACTCATGTCACCTCTAAACTCTTCTCTGTCCGGCATTGAATAACTCCATATAATTTTTATTCTTACCCTTATGCTTTAATAGCATGTTGGATAGTTCATTTGTATTTATATGTCGTTGCAGTTTGGCAAATGGAATATATCCTATTCTCATCTCAGGATCTGTGTATTCCGGCAATTCCAATCTGGTTTTCAATTTTTCGTGTAGCTCCTTTCCTCTCATTTCAAACATATCAAGTTGTTTCTTGGTAAATTCTTTGCCTAACCAACAGAAAAAACTTGGACGTGCCAAATGTTGAGGCACATACTGAGACTTCTTAATCTTATAATCGTTACTAAAAACAATCTCAGCATAATGTTTTCCTACGTGAGCATAATTAATATACAAATAGCCAGGTTTACGTTGTAATGTAAACTGCTTAGCGTCTTCATCATCTAATACTAATTCTGCTCCCACATTTTTACCAGGAAAATATCCCCATCTACCTGGAAAATTACTTTTACTTAATTCATAGTAATGAATAAGATTGTTCAACCTTTCCATTTCATCGTCATCTTCATGATCTGCAAAATGTTCATGCAGTTTATTCATATTGTTAGTTGGGGCTTTACCTAACATATAAACAATCTTATCTATTTCGTCTTTTATTTCTTCAGCTTTATCGCCTATAAAATAAAACTCCCTGCAAGTATCCACGTGTTCACATAAAAACTTGCCAAACTTTATAGCTGTGGGATTATTTAAAATGTCCCACTTTACTCCATTAAAACTTAAAGTCTGAGAACTTGTCATCTTCTTTTCCTCTGTCAAATACTGGAATGTCAATGTTTGAATCTGTGATATTTTGTTGTGCAGAGTCTTCTAAATCATACAATTTCATTTTAGCTCTATCAACACCTATCATAAATCTTTTGTTTCTTGTAGGATCAGCATATCTGTTTTTCAACTGTTTAACCATAAACTGTCCCATCTGTTCTAACTCTTCTGTACTAATTAAAGCAAACATCAAGTCTGCTGTAGCAGGAAGTCCAAAACTTTCTGATGTATCCGTTAAATCAACATCACTAGAATTATAACCTCCCCTAGTTGTTTGTGTAGCACTTACAATAGGAACATCTTGTTCCACTGCTAAGCCCCTAAGTTCCTCTGCAATACTTTTAATAATTGTATAGGAGTTAGCGCTACTACCGGGCCTAAATCTTGAACTTGTACAAATGTTCAAGTAATCTATAAAAATAATATCAGGACTAAAGTTTCTTTTTAATTTAAGTTCATTAATAAGAGCCTTAAAATGTCCTGCGTGTGCTGAAGCTGTAGGATATTCTTTAACTATTAACCTACCCTCCATTTTGTTTCTAAGTTTTTCTATACGTTCAACATACATTGCCTTAGATAAATCTTTTAATTCCATAATAGGAATGTTCATTAGATTAGCATCAATACGTTCTGCTATTCTTTCTTCTGACATTTCTAATGTAATATACAATACATTTCTAGCTCTAGATATACATGCACTCGCCATATGACACATGAATAACGATTTACCTACACCTGTGCCTGCTAGTGCAATGTTTAATGTCTTATTAGAAAGTCCACCTTCTGTAATTTTGTTGAACATTTCTAAATCAAACTCAACTTTTTCTTCTAGTCTATGATAATATTCATATCGTTTATCGGCATCTTCTATAAAGTCGTGTCCTACATTAGTATCAAAACCTACTTGTAATGCCTCAGATAAAATATCAGGTAAGGCATCAGGACCTTTTTCTTTATCCTTTCCATCAATAATCTGGATACTTTCCATAATACCCAAATAAATTGCCTTGTCTTTACAGAACTTTTCTGTTTCATCTAATAACCATTGATAGTCTACTTCATTACCATTTAGCGTATCAATAATTTCTATACATTGTTTGTGACCATCCTCATTTAAAGTCTTGTCATCATCCAATGCAATTTTTAGAGCCTGTTTTGTAGGAGTGTTGTTGTATTTTTCAACGAACTTTTGTATAGCTCCAAATACTTTTTTATCTGGATAGTCTAAAAAGTATTCCTCTTTTAAGAAAGGAACAACCTTACGAATGTAATCATCATTCTTTAATAGGTTTTCTAATATTAGTTTTTCAACTCTCTGTGTCATTCTCTATAAAATCCTTATATACTTCTTTCACACATTTCTCACAGATATAAAGTTCATTGTTATCATTATGGAAACAATACGCTTTGTCTTTTTTAAGATTGATGCCTTTATTACACCTATCACACTTTGTCGTATTCTGCTTCCACATCTTCATCTGATACTTCTTCTCCCATGATTTCAATACCACCCATTGTGTACTTTTCCTGTACCCACTTAGTAAATGTAGGATCTTTTAATATAGGGAGCCAGAACTCTTTCTTATATGTATCTTTTTGTCTTATTTTTGCCTCAGGAAGTACCTCTCCTGTTTCGGGATTACTTTTCTGATACCAACCATTACTAGGTTTAATAACGTGACCAGATTCTAATGCCATATCCAATAATCCTGACCACTTACTAATACCAGATTCCCATGTTACTTCAACAGGAATTTTAGACTTCTCTCTAACAAATCTAGACTTCTCAACATTAATTACAAATTCATAACCTGTAACTTCTGTTCCTGTTTTTTGTTGTCTCCTACCAATAATAAAAATATTATCTGCTGAGTAATAAATTCCTGTACCACCTGATACAACATCTTTAGGAAACAATCCTATTTCTTTGTATGTGTGATTAATAACAATAGCAGGAATGTCTTTAATTGTTAAGTGAGGTGTAATCATTCTAAATAAGGACTTCATTTGTTTAGCCCTTGTCATGTCTGCTACACTTTTACCTTCTAAGGCATCTTCTACTTCTTTCTTACTCGCTAAGTTTCCTACGGAATCAACAACAATCATAACATTGTCTTCACGTTCTAATTGATTCAACTGTGCCATGACATCATGTTTAAGTTGTTCAATGTCTGCAATAGGAACATGAACTACTCTGTTTGTATCAATTTTAAAAGTTTCAAAGTAGGATTGTGGAGCACCAAACTCACTATCATAAAATAGTATTACTCCGTCTTCATACTTGTCTAAAAAACTTTTTGCTAACAACATACCAAATGCTGTTTTAAAATGTTTACTAGGGCCTGCAAATACTGTAAGTCCTGGCGTTAATCCTCCATCAAGTTTTCCACTCAATGCTACATTAACTGCTGGAACAGATGTTTGTATCAAGTCCTTATCATTAAAAAATTTAGAATCAGATAAAACAGCAGTCTCTCTAATTGTGCTGTTTTTCTGTAATCTATCAACTAAATTACTCATAATCACTCCTTCTTTCTTTGTTGGCCATTACAGCCGTTTCCATAATATTGTTTGTATGATAACATAAAGTTGAAGTGTGTGTCAAGTCCTTTGGTAAACAAGTTCCACCAAAACCTCTTTTATTATCATGTCCTGGTACGTCCCAATGCGTACCCCCTAAGTTTGGATCTTCCTTTAGATGTTCTACAAAGACATCAAAGTCAGCACCGTTATTTTTACATATATCATAAAAATCATTTGCCAGTGCAACTTTCATTGCCAGTGCAGCATTTCTTCCCATCTTAATCATTGATGCTGTAACAGGATTTGTAATTTTTATGTTCCTATTTAAAGACCTTAATGCGTATACTAAACCTCTAGGATCTGTATTGTAACTTCCTATTATAATATCTATACTATCGTTGTCCACATCTGCCTTCCAATGGTTTTCTCGTAAAAACTCTGGCATAATAATAGGACAAGGATAAAATTGTTCCACAATAAAAAGGGTTTGGTCAGGGCCGAGTGTGCTTCTAATGACAGGTTGGACGTGTTCCGGTAGAGTTTTTAGAATGGTGTGTACTATCGACACGTCTAACTTACCGTCATTATGTATACCTGTTTTTTGATTTGTTGGTACACAAATAAAAGCATACTCAACACCTGACCAATTTTTAATTTCATGACCCAAAGCAGGGTCTTGAATTAAAACTTCAAATGTAGGAGTTTTACTTAACAATCTATGCGTTGCTTTACCTACAAAACCGTAACCAATTATTGCTACTTTCACCTGTTAAGCCACCCCTGTTTTCTAATTTTAGTTGCTGAGATATTTTCTATATCAGCATCTAAATGTTCTTGTTCAATTTTATAACCTACGTCTCTTCCATAAGTTATATGCGTAATGTTAGGTACTACCATGATTTCGTATTGTTCTCCATATTCATACCCTTCATTTTCTAGTTCAACCTTAATTAGTTCTGTCCTTTGAACAGCACTGTAAGGATTATCTTCATTTATTTCCATGTCCCTTAGAAGTATTATTACTTGACCAGTCTTGGAAATTGCTCGCTTAAAAAGTTCTGTATGGCCTGCATGCCAGGGTTGGAATCTTCCAAGCATTTGCGTAGTTGGTTTATGTTTATCCATTTATCTACTCGTATGTCATATTCCTCTAACGGCTCAAAGATTTTATTTGTGTCTTCAAACCTTCCTTCTTTTATTGTATCCATCCATATGACGTAATCTGGGTGTACAATACTGCGGTACTTTTTTAAAGGACAAACAAAGTCGAAGATTCCAAATGGATAATCATTTGCAAAGCGCCATGCTTGTCTTTCTCTTCCTTCTTCTGTAAAGTCCCAATCATTAAAATGTTCTCGAATAGTATCTGCGTTAAAATGTGGTACGCAAAAGTAATATGCCAGTTCTCTAGCTAGTGTAGTTTTACCACTACCCGGAAGTCCACATATCAATAGTTTCATGTATTCGTTTCCATTGTTCTTCAATCTCTTTTTCTTGATCCTTGATTCGTTTCTCTTGAAACTTAACCTTATGCGCCTCTAATTCTGGATTCAAGTGTCGCGATTTGTTCTTCCTTCTTCTTTGTCCAGTTCTCTTCATTGCGTTCTTTTCCCTTAACAATTTTAGGTGTAAATTTAGATGCCCTAAGTCTTTCTAAAGCACCCTCCCTTCTAGCATTTATGCCTTTCTTTCTCCAAGCATTCGTTCCCATTTATAACTCCTCGTAAATTCCTAATATTTCTGCTAATAAAAATCCTACTAACATAACTTCTATCATCCATAGTCCCCAGATACAAGCGCCAATTCTTACGCCACTCTTAATCATACTAATTTTAAAATGACTATCTCTTTCGTCTTTGCCTACCATTTATATTTCTCCTCTAAGTACGGTATAATAATATCTTGTGTAAATATTCTATGTCCTTTTGGACTAGGATGCCAACCAGGATAATTCTGTTTTGTTTTACCTGTATGGTCTATATACTCAATTAACTTATTCCATATAGCAGGATTGTATTCATCCTCTTTAAATAGGTCCTGATTATTTTGTTCAAACATCCAATCCCAATAACTGTCTACTGGTAGCCATCTATGTTCTTGTGATTTAATAGCATTGAACAACCAACTAATATTTCCATCACCTTTAGTAAAGTCAATATCAAAGAAACCATCAGTTCCTAGCCAATTTTGTCCTGCATTTCCAAAAGTTGATGGGCTCATTGAAGTCATAAAATAATCAATGCCTTTTGTATTCAAATAATTTTGTACCCACATTATTGATTCTAATGTGTTGATTACTCCTCCAAGTGCGTCGTGAAACCATTTATAATATATTTCAGAATCCTTAGCACCTTTCTGTAACCAATTATGATTTATTGATACCCAATCACCTACTGCTTCATAAACAAATTTTGTCCAATGCCTGAATCCTAATTGTTCGCTAGGAATATCTCTTTTAAAATATTCAGTTCTAGCAGATGTTGACCAACATATTCCTACAAGGATATTCCTATTCTTTATGCCAGGTTCCTGTAGTTCTTTTTCTACCATATGTATTACACGTCTTGCTATATTTCTATTTCCTATTCCTGATACTGCTGTGTTTTTTAAGTTTAAAGCAAAGTTATTTGCAACATGACTTGGCCAAGAGTTACCTTGCACTGCGTCTTCAGTAAAGGAGCAACCTCCTGTAATTAATGTTGTAAAACCTGGAGTAATAACATTAGCCATTATGAAAATAAGTCCTCTAAACTTGCCTGTTCTTCTGTATTCCAACCTAAAGGTTGTACAATGTTAGATAAAGGATCTAAAAATGCCTTAGTAAATATTGTTTCATAATCCACATATTGTTTTAGAGCAAACTCATCAGGCAATTTTGTTACGAAAGCAATTGTATTTTCTCCTATTGAATTAGGCTCTTTGAGATACAAGAATTTAATTTTATCACCATCTTGTACCTTTTCATATTTGTAACCAAGTTTATTTTTAGCCAACTGTGAATTGTAAAGTAAAGCACCACGGACATGAATAGGAGTACCCTTCGCATATATCCCATTACTTGTCTCATATTTTTTAAGATTGTTACAACCTCGAGGGAATGCTACTTCCTCAGGAGATTGTTTGTTGAAATTGTCTTTAACATTTTCAATATATTCTTGTAATGTTTTCTCATCACTTGTAAGAACTAAACGAACTGCCTCTCTCAAAGCGTCTCTGACAACCATTGGAGTAGAACTTCTAACAATTTCTAGTCCCATAATTTTTAGTTTAGGTTTTGTAAGACGTAATCCTTCGTCATCTAATACATTAAGTGCATAACGTTTTTTAGCAACCCATATACCTTTATCTGCAATTACCTCACGCTTGAAATCTATCTTTTTCTCAAAGGCATTTGTATAGTTTGCCAACTTAACCATCGCATTATCGATAGCAGGTTCTATTTTATCTGTACCAATTCTATCTAACAAGTCAAGTACCTTGTCTTTAGGTTTGTCTGCAAAGAAGTTTGTAACCATATCTTGTAATGTTACATAACAAGAATCTGTATCAGAATAGAACGAATAAACTTTATCCTCTGTGCCACATACTTTATTCATAAACACATCAAGAGCTTTAGCAGTATCACGGATAATTAATTGTCCTGACATAGTAATACCTTCAGCAATTCTATCATCATAAAACCTAAAGTATTGATTAGCCAACGCACCATATAAACTGTTTAATTGAATCTTACGAGCCATCTGGAAATTATTATACTTACTAACCTCATTCTGATATGCCTTGGCACCTGTTTCTTGATATTTACGCTGTGCATCCTGCATAAGTTTTTTGTATCTTAATCTGTCATCAAAGAACTTTTGTACTATCTCAGGAAATAAACCTTTTTTCTCACGGGAGAAACATACACCATTAGCTGCCATGGCATAGTTTTTCTCTTTAAGTTTATCTAGTTTATATCTATCTAATAAGTCATCTACACTTACATCATATTTAAATCCAGGAACAATAGTCTCAGGACTCATATTGTATTGCATAATAATACTAGGATATAGACTTGTAGCATCGAATGATGATACCCAATCATAACCACCTGGCACGGGCTCTTGTACAAAGGCACCTTCTATTTGTCGTTCCTTACGTCCACCACCTTGATGAAGAACAATGTTTTTCTCCCACAGGTGATTATAAAGGATACTATCCCAAGTTCTAACTGCTGAATAAACATCATTGTAATTACACTTGGCGTCATATGCCATTGTAAGTGCAAGTTCAATAAGTTTCATTTTATCCTCAAGTTTATCAATAAGAACTGTATCAATGATATTATAATCTACAAATCTATTCCAGTCATTATCATAAAACTCCTTGAATGTTTCGTAACCCGATTCAAGTTTTTTCTCACCAAGTTCTGTTTCAGCAATAAAATCTAGTTTGTAGGATTCACGAGTAACATAAGTAAACTTCTTATATAAGTCTAGGTAATCTAATTGTGCAACACCTGTAATTTCAAATGCTGTCATCTCCCTAGTTTGGAATCTAATAGGACGCTTGTTTACAAGTCCAAAGGGAGAAAACTTTTTATGTTCGCCTTCTCCTAATATACGTTCTGTTCTAGCCAACAAGTAAGGAATATCAAACAATGCTGAGTTCCAACCTGTAATAACATCGGGACAATTATCCTGCCACCACTCTAAGAATGTTTTCAATAGAGTATATTCATCTTTACAATGAACGTAATCAACATCTAAGTCTTTTGTTTCTTCACCTGGTGTCCAACTATGTAAACCAAATGTTTTTATCTTTTTACTGAGATTATCCTGCATTGTAATAACTAAGAGCTGTTCAGTAGGATTATCTACATTAGGAAACCCTCCGTCTGCTGTTGTTTCTATATCCATAGACCATATTGAAATATGTTTTTTGTCCCAATCAACAACACCAGGATATTTTTCTGTTATGTATTGATACGCATAATAGTTTTGTCCGTATATAGGATAATTAGATACGTCTTTGTAGTTATCAAAGAATTCATTAGCGGCTTTGTTGCCGTCGAATTGTATAGGTGCTAAGTTCTCACCATAAATGGATTTGTATTCTGAAGGTTTGTTAGATTTAACAAATAGGGTTGGCCTGAAGTCTTGTCTTGAAACAAAACGCTTACCATCTTTAATGCCTCGAACGAGGACTTTGTCACCGTAATGACGTGCGTAAGTATAAAAGTTCATAATATAAACACCATTCTAATTATTATACATTATAGGATCTTACGAACCTAAAGTCAAGTATTATTTGTCGAAAAAGGTTCGATTTCTTATATGTAAGTCTGCGATTTCTTCTTTGGATTTCCCAAAATAGGGAACAGCATGATGATTTTCTACCAATAAATCATTAACGCTATAAGTGAGCGCGGGCGTCACCTGTTTGGTCTCGTCCCAAGGATTCACTAAAAACTCACCGAGGATCCTACCATATTTTCCTTTTCCATCGAGCCTCGTTTTGAGTATAGCTCCATCTCCAAGCAATTCTTTGAGGTATTCCTTCGCCATGAGTCCGAACTTTTTCTCGACGAGATCACGGGTTCTACTTTCCGGTGTGTCGATCCCGTATAATCTAACTCTCTGCTTTTTGAGCCATACACCGAAACCCAAGTCGATATCCACATCTACTGTGTCTCCATCTACTACCTTTACAATTTTACATCTATATTCGTACATTATGTTTTAATTAATTTTCCTTCTTTTACTTCTTTTAATACCTTTTTATTTATAAAGTCAGGTTGAACTAATCCAGATCCAAATCGTTGATTGTAAGCATTTAGTAATTGAATTTCAGGTTCATATAATGATACCACATGATTGGCAAAAATAGGAACTGCATATCCTTTTGCAAAAGGGGCGTAAGGAGCTAGTCCAACACCGAATTCTTCTTCACCTTGACCATCTGTTTTAGGCATCATTAATATAACTGCTGGCTTTTCAATTACAATCATATTATTACCATCAATTTCCTGTTCTTTAACATCACCAATGATGTCCTCTCCAGAAGTAAGTTTTATAATTCTAATGTTTGACATTGTTGCTCCTCTCGCTTTTATTAATTATGTAATTTTAATTTTAACTGGTTTGTCTTCCTCAGGAATAACTCTTTCAAGCTCTACCTTTAAAATACCATTTTCCAGTTTGCCACTTTTGACTTCTACATCTTCTGCTAATGTAAAATGTCTTTGAAAAGATCTAGAAGCAAGTCCTTTATGTACGAACTCCTTCTCAGAATCTTCATTGCTACCTTCAATAGATAAAACATTCTTTTCTATTTGAATGGTAACATCTTTTTTATCAAACCCAGCAACAGCAAGTTCAATAACGAAATGTTCGTCATCTAATTTTACAATGTTGTAGGGTGGATAGTTTTGTTGGTTAGTAACAGACTGTGCTTGTAGTTGTTGAAATAGTCTATCAAATCCAACTGTGAACGGACTAAAACGTCCAAAAGTTTCTTCGTAAATTGTCATATATTCCTCCTATAATTTAGCAAAGATTTATTATAGGCCCATTCTCGGCACCTATATACTATATATAATACTTTTTCCTTAATTTTCAAGTTCTTTATGTCTTTCTTTTAACCATTCCTGATAGTTTAGGTTAGTTTCCTCTCTATTCCTAAACCATAAATTAACTGCCCACTTTTCTCCCTTTATAACGGGGTCTGCTGAATGTAATGATTGTGGGTCTCTAACCTGTGTTCCTATATATGTATTACTAAACACGACTGCTTTACCTATTTCTGGCATAATTGTTTTTCTACATTCTGGAAATGATGTGCTGCCACCTTCTTCTACATCGTTTAGATATAATAGAACAGTTGCTACCCGATTGCCAGATGCGTTTTTACTTGGCCCTTCTAGTCTTGTACTTTCAGGTGGGAACGCATCGTGATGTGCTTTATATTCCTCTCCGACATTGTAGTGAACTGCTTGTATATTTTCTGCCTGACTCCAATGTAGTTGACAAACCAAACTTGCTCTCTTTAAAAACTCTCTAGCCATGTGACTATCTTTATATGGAAGAAAACAATTACTATTAGTTCTGTGGTCTGATAATGTTGAATAATCATCTAATCCTGTTTCAGGATTTTTTGCTACTACCTCAGCGTCTTTTAATGTACCAAATTGTTTTATATCTCTAACAATTTCCTCACATTCTTCTCGACTCATAAAGTCATATATTTCTACTAAGGTTGGATTAAATATCCTGTGAACGTGCGCTCTCATAAAAATCTCTCAATTCAGGAAAAGCTTCTAAAAAATTAGTGCCTCTCCTTTTATCATGTTCAGTTACAAATTTAGCAAAGTCTTTTCTGTGTAGTTTAAGTTCCTCGCCGGTGAATCTATTATTGGCAATCCAATTTACTGTTCGTTCAAACTTTTTATATTCTCCTATACTAAACATATCGCCACCAATAAAATTCTTCATATAGTCTAATTGGCCTAACATACTATTTATTGTATAATCATCAGCAATCATCGCCGTTAGGTGTTCTGGTTGTACCATATGTGGTGTATCAATAGTTACTTGTCCTGGATATCTTCTTTTTAAGTATGCTATTCTAGTTATAAAGTCCTCGAAGTGTGGTATAGATAATAAGCAGTATGTAATCATTAGCCCCACATTCATTCCTGCATCTAATATCTTATGTAAATTGTTCTCGAAGTGTCTCATTTCCAAACCATTTCTAATCCACTCTGCACGTTTACCCCAATTATCTATACTTACATAAGTCTTATTATTACTTTTATCTTTGACTAGATCTATGTACCTCTGCACACGTTTTTCTGTAACCATTAAGTTTGAATTAACGTGGAATCCTAACCTTTCTCTCGGGTGTTCTTTGACGTACTCCAGCAGTTTATATGTGTTCTTATCTAATAACGGTTCGCCACCTGTAACTCTTAATACGAACAAATGATTGTATGCTTGTGGGAACCATTTCCAAAACTTTGTAATATAAGGATTACTTTCTGTAGGAATAATATCATCTCTGCTATTGTATTGTGCTTTAGAAGGTCCATGTTCTAAATCATATTCTCCAAACTTATCTATTTCCTTTTGCCACATACTAGACTTAGCAGGAGTACAATAACTGCAAGACATTTGACATTTATTTGTAAAAGATATTTCTAAGTATCTCGGATAAACGTATTCTAGTCCTGCCCGTACAGCAGTTTCTACCACATTTTTGGCATCTTGGAAAAATTGTGCTGCTAATGTTTGCCTATCACTTATTAAACCTAAATCCTCTGCACTCCAACAATACGAACATTCTTCTGGCCTTTCACCATTTAACATTCTCGCTCGTTGTTCTACTTTGAAAGGTGTGTTATGTAAATCAGATCCTAAAGGTATTTTATGCTGAGGACAATGATAACATGAATGGTTCATGCCCTCTGCTAAGTGCATTTCTTGATGATACCATTTGAGGACACAAAACCCAGGACCAACTGCATCCTGTGTTGTTTTAATAAGTTCTAGGTATTCTAAGTCTTTATTTTGTCTTCTTTCCAATGTTATATTTAGGAATTAGATTCCATTCACCTTTCTCTTTAAAAGATATTATTTTTATCTGACTGAGTGGCGCCTGTTCTCCTAGTTCTTCCTTAACATCAATCAGTCCCCAATCCGACAAGAGTTTTGCTACCGTGTTTCTACGTTGCAAATCATTCTCTAAGAAATCTGCCTCTTTACCATCCAAAGCAAATAGTTCTTTGAAGTGTACGATAAAGTAACGTCCTTTCTTGTGTAAGATGTGGCATGATTGATAAAGAACTTTTTCTTTTTTAGACGCTACTCCTATTCGAGACAAAGTTTCCCTAACTTTTAAAAAGTCTTCGGGGTCTTTTAATGAGACTTCGATGGGTGCATAACCTGGAAAGTCAATATTAAAGAAATTCTCTTGATCATTCATTTCAATTATAGCCTGTTAATAATTACTGAACTATTTATACCTTTCCACCTTTTGAAGTGGTTTGGTACAGTTTAATCCGATCAAGATCTGTTTCAGTTAGTATAGATAAAGCTTCCTTTGCCTTAATAAAAGAGTATCCGAAGAACTTTTGTACTGCTTCAATGTTCTCTTCTTCAGTTTTTAGCCACTTATTATAGCGTTTAGATTTCCTCACAACCTCACGGAGAAAATCATATTGCATTTTGTTATCTAGATGTGGACGAGAATTCATTTCGTTACCAGCTATAACTGTGTCTTTACCAAATCCCATTGCACGGTTTACAATGAAAGGATTATATTCTTTTTCTGTCCTCTCATCTACGATTAGGTTTTCTTTTGTAAAGTTTATGCTGTTGGCAAAATCAAACGGAGAGATCTTTTTAATTTTCTGTTGAAAGTCCTCTTCGTTTATATCCTCAATAGGGTCTCCGAACCCTTCTAGTATACCGTCGCTCATGTGAACTCCACATTAGCCATAATCTCAGTTAAGCATGCAGTAATATTGATCTCTTGATCTGCTACGAATGCCGCTTTGTATTGATAGTCTGCTATGAGGAGTACCAAGTGTGGAATACCTTTAACCTCAGGCAATAATGTGTCGTATATTTGTCTAAATAACCCTTGAGGATCTGTGTCTACATTGTTGACAACCCATTGCCTCATCTTCTTCCAATCCTTCTCTCTAAGGCTCTCTATTAGGTTCTTAGAGTTAATTTCCTGGAAGTTACTTAGTATACCCTCATCAATAGAACCTGCCACAGAGTATCTCTGGAGTTCATTGATAACCCTACGATAGTCAGGAAAGTATTTCATCAATAGCTCTGCTAGGACCTTCTCATTGTAGTCCACACCCTCATTATTTAGGATGTATGCCATACGTTCCATAAACAATTTAGCCATCTTAGGACGGTCCTTAGGGGCTATCTTAAAGTCTATGACAGTTGTTCTACTATGTAAGGGCTCTATAAGTCTATTAGCATAGTTACAAGTAAAGATGAATCTACAGTTCTCTGAGAACGTCTCTATGAACGCCCTAAGTGCAGGTTGTACACTATCGCGGTTCATATAGTCCGCCTCGTCTAGTATAACTACCTTTGTAGCACCCTCAAATGAAACTGCTGATGCAAACTGCTTGATCTTGGTCCTGAGAGTGTCGATCTGACGACCTTCATCACTACCATTGATTACTATATAGTCACACCCTAACTCCTCACAGAGAGCACGCGCGAGCGTTGTCTTACCTGTGCCAGCAGTACCTGCTAGTAATAAGTTAGGGGCTTCCTTTTTAGCTATAAACTGTTTAAATTGTTTTTTAACATCCTCAGGAAGGATACAATCGTCTATACGCTTGGGTCTATATTTTTCAACCCATAAGAATTGTGCTGGTTCCATACTCACTCCTATTCATAATATAATTAACCAACTTTTTTTGCTCCAAAATATCGTAAAAAATTTTGTCACAGAAAAAGGTTTTAGGAAATATCTTCCTTAATATCTGTCGAATCTGAGATATCAAGTTTAATATCTTTCCCTTCAAAAGGATTATTTCTAATCCATTCCATCACATTTCCGGGTGTGCTAACAACATAAGGATCGTCCTCGAAGTTATCACCAAACCCTTCTTCAATAAAACTCTGTACGAGTTTGCCATCATCATAGATTGCAGCATATCTCCAACTTCTAACACCAAACTGTAGATTGTCCTTACGAACATCCATGCCAAGTTTAATTGTAAGTTGGGCGCTACCATCTGGGATAAGTTTTACATTTACCAATCCTTGATCCTGTGCCCACTCGTTCATTACGAAAGTATCGTTGACACTAATACAATAGATGTCATCAATACCCAAGTTTCTAAACAAGTGATATTGGGATTCAAATCCTGGTAGTTGTTTACTAGAACAAGTAGGTGTAAATGCACCAGGCAATCCAAATAGAATTACTCTTTTACCTGTAAACAGAACATCGTTGTCCATGTCTACAAATTTAGATACGCCTGAAGTTGTTTTAACCTGCTTGATTAGTTTGAATGGTGGGATTGTTTCTGCGATTGTAGCAGTTTCTGTAAATACATGCTCTCCCATTATTCATCCTCCCCTGATGCGAAAGGATCTAATTCTCCCTTCATTACTTTTCTAACTAAATTAATTGCTGGGTTGGGTCTAGTGAAAATATATTCTACTGTCTCACCATCCAGATTAATTTCAACAATCCAGCCGTTAGTCGCTTCTCGGATTGTTACTTCTAATTTACTCTCGTCCATAGTTACTCCTATATATCTGAGGATCTTTCAAGTGCTAACCAATACTTACGACCAGCTTTACTTTCAAGATACATAAATTTCTTTTTAGAGACGATTACTTTGTAAGTGTCTGCAATAACCTTAAAGTTCTCAATAGCCAGTCTCGCATCAAACGTTACGTCTGATTGTATGATGTCTGTTCTATATGCGTTGGACTTAGGTGTATTGGGATCTCCTACTTCTACTCTAATGTTCTCACCGTCACCTTTAATAGATAACATAGGTGCGCCTGTAATACCCGCAGCCTTAAGAATCATTTCAACGTTATCCTTTGTAAGTTCAAACTCGAAGAAGTTGTCTACTTCAATTGACTTATCAGGAGCGCTAACAATGATGTTAGGATCTGCAAAGTAATATTCAAATCTAGATGAACCTTTAGACACGAGGAGTCTTTCTTCCTCGAATACTACGTCAGGATCTTCTATGACTGTTAGTAAAGATAGCAGGCTATTTAAATCATAGACTGCAAATTCTTGTGGGAAACTTTCCTCAATCTCTGCACGTGCAAAAATATTTTTACCTGTACTAATTGTTGAAAGTAAACTACCTTCACGAACTAGAATGTTCGTGTTGATAGTTGCAAAGTTCTTTAGAACTTCAATTGTGTTTTTCGATAATTTCATAATATACTCCAAATATTATCCTACTATTATAGGACCTTTCATACTAAAAATCAAGTGGTAAGAGTACCGTTTTAACCAGTAAGCTCAGGTGATACTGAGGCCGCCTCCATTAAAGTTTGTACTGTACCGTCGTTGTTTTCGGTTATCGCCAAAGTTATTCCTGCCGATGCCATTGCTGCTGATAAATCAGCTCTTAATGCGTTATATCTACCATCAGATAAGTCCGCTGTCTTAAACGCATCGTAAGTTGCCTCGTCTGCGCAAGTTTCTGTGACAGTTAATGTTAGTTCATCTGATGATAAATCAAAAGAAACACTAATACCATTGTCTGCCTGATACTGTCTTCTCCAATCCCAATAGTCAGAACCTTCGCCGTGGTCCTTAACTGATGTCCATGCTGTACCAGTGCTTGGTCGGACAAATGTATTGATTTTAGAATATGCCATTAAATTCTCCTAAATTAACTTTCTATACTCTTATTTATAAACTTTTAATCGTCTAAATAATGCTTTGTGGTACTTTTATCATGCTCATTGAGCGCTATTATTGCATAATGCAACACCTTCATTAGGTCCTTTCTATGGTCCTCTGTGCTACCTTTTTTGCCATACCTTTGTGCATACTTTAATATATTTCCTATCGCGAATCCAATACCATGCCCACAATCACTGATAAATTCCGTTGATTGGAATTTGTTTCTGCTATAATGACCACCATATGTTTCGTCGATATACGCCTGGAGCTCTTGAATAAGAGCTCCTTCGTTAAACTTATAGTCTATTTTATTCTTCGCCAAAGTCTTCCTCCGCCTTTTCGTTGTCTAGGATCTCATCGTCACCTTCGTTAATCTGTACACTAGGATCAACTTTGGCATACAAGTCTATAAATGCTGCCTTAGTATCTTCATCGAACCTGTTGACACAAAGTTCAATTGCCTTAGTTTTATCTGTAAACATTGCAAACGCATTTACAATGTGCTCTAACCTACGAGTTGAGATCAGTTCATCAATTGCACCTTCGTAATATGTTTTACGAATTACATCTGACCAAGTAACTAAGTGAAGTGCAAACTCCTCGTCTACACAATTAGCCTTGTTCATTTTGTTTAGAACAATCTTTTTCTCTGTTGATAAAGTAGGGTACTCCTGCTCCACGGTAATTGCAAACCTTTCTAGGAATGCCTCGTCGAGTATATTGGCACTTATGAACTTGCCATCATCTGAACCTCGACCTTTTGTGTTGGCTGTAGCAACAATGTTGAAGCCGGGAGCAGGAGTTACGGTTTCGCCTGTCTTCTTGTTGAAGTAAGGTTTCCCCTCAAGTATGGCTTGTAAGCACATTAACTTGTTCGAACCTCTGTCTACTTCATCAAGTATAAGAACAGCCCCGCGTTTCATCGCTGTGAGGACGGGCCCTTCTCTATACACGACGTTACCGTCAACTAGAGTATTGCCACCGATTAAATCATCTTCATCAGTTTCAATACTAATATTAACACGAACCGCCTCACGTTTTAGGTTCGCACATACTTGTTCTACCATTGTAGTTTTACCATTACCAGATAAACCGCTAATGAATATTGGGTAAAACATAGAACTTGTAAGAACTTTTTTCAAGTCCTTGAAGAAACCATATGGAACATAAGTCGCATCTTTGAGTGGGACTAAGTTGTCTACGGTTACATTTAGAATTGCCTGAGTCAATACCTCGGGAGCTGGAGCTACGTTGGATTGTATTTCCATAATTGGAGCCTGTGGGGCTGCCTTTGGAAGTTCAATTGCCTGTGCAGTTCCTCCGAACATTGCAGTCAAGTTATAGATTCCTCTATCAACTTTATAATCTGGCTTATTAACTAACCAGGCTGGGAAACCAACACCTATTGATTGTGCTGTTTCGATTATTTGTTTCCTAGTAAAAACACCTGTGCCATTATCGGCTGCTTGAAGTGCTTGTACTAAGTTTTCTCTATCAATTGTTTTCATAATATATCTCCTCACAAGATTTAATAGTTATTTTTTTAGTTTATGTGTATATGATAGCACCTTTGGAACCTAAAGTCAACCTTTTTTTCTCATTCTTTTGCATTCTTTTATGCTACTAAGTCTATGATTTGGTTAACAAAAGTTCTGCTAGTACGTTTCGTACCACTAAACTTCTTAAATCCTCGGAGTAAATCACCTCTTTTGTTGCTCTTTACTTCAAGTTCTTGATCGTCTATCTGAAGGTCCTTTTGACCTTTAATAATAAGTGATGTATCCCAACCAGAGTCCTCTATAAGCACTCCAAATTTGTTCTTAAGTACCGTCTTATACCACTTATCAAACTCCTGGTAACAGTAGTTCTTTGAACGTCTGCTGTACTCTGACTCAAAGTCTCTACGCTTTGTACCTACTATGTGGAAGTTAAATATTCTGTCACCTGTGACCTTTTTGTAATACTCTATAAGGAACTTAGTTTCAGGATCTCTCTCATAATACATACCGTTCATTTTAGGTCCTGCTACTGTGCTAGCTCCTACTTTTGCTACAAGCTGTTTGCCACGAGCGTAATCTACTTTTACAAATTTCTCGCCTTCATCATCAGTTTCAGTTCTTTTGTACCATTGTAAGTTATCAGTTGCACCACCATCTGTTAGGAATATTGTTGAAAGTATTTCAACGTTATAACGCTTCTTAAATAACTTAGATATTTTAGGAGCATATGCTAGTGCATGATTTAATGGTGTGCCTCCTAATCTGAAGAACGAATTTGTAATGTAAACATATTCGTATTCATCATCGTATCTATATCCACCACGTTCATAACCTTTCATCATGCACATTAGATATGCCATTGCATTATCCCACTCTGTTTTCTTACACTTAGAGCTAATCATATGTACTAGATTAACATTGCCATAATCTATGAACTGGCCTGTTTCAAAATCTAATGATTTGAATTTACCTTTTAGTCTTTCTGACCTTTTACCACAGTCGCTAAAACCATAAACATCAAAAGGGATACCAACTTTTCTACAGAACATACCAACATTGATTGCTTGTTCTATTGTACCTTTAATGTGGTTGCACATACTGCCTGATAAATCAACATACATAATTATACCGTGATTTTTACCGTTAGGAACAACCTGAGTTTGTTGGAATAAGTCTTCAGTCAACTTATATGCCCACAATTTGTCCTCATTCAACTTACCTGTTTTAGAAATACGTGCTTTCTTGAAACCTGTTGCTGCTTTTCTAAGTTCAAACTGTTGAGCCATTTGATTAATTACTGGTCTGTTAGATGCCTCGTAATCACGAGCCATTTTAAGTCCCCATCTTTTAAGTTCTTCGGGCTGAGACTCTCTAGTATCATAACCAACTTCACGAGTAACACAATCTTCCCAATTATATAACTCGTTCATTGGAACTATAACATCTTCTGGTTCAGTAGGACCGTCTAAGTCTACATACAACATCTGTGCTGCGTCCATATCAACAAGTTTAACCTCATTTTTACGGAAACAAGAATCTGTTTGTGAATGTTGACCTTCTTCCTCATGGAATTTTAAGTCTTCTTCAAGTTCTTTTTGTTGTGCTTCAAGTTCTTGTAAGTCTTTTTCTGTTGATTCAAATTCTTCACGTCTTTTCTCAGCATCTTTAACACGCTCATCAACTTCTTTAGTTACTTCATCGCTGTAACGATCAAATTCGTAATCTTCAGGAACATTTCCATCTTCATCTTCATTTTTCTCACGATCTTCTTTTTCTATTTCGTATCGTGTTTCCCATTGATCCAATTCTTTGTCCTCAGGATTAGGAGTTTGCTCACCTCGCATACCTTCCATCTTTTCCTTAAGTTCGTCTAATTGTTTCTGTAACTCTTCACCTTCTTGTGCACGTTCTTTTGCTTCTTCTTTTGAGATGCCTGCTAGTTCTTGTGAAAGTGTCTTAACATCGTCCCATGTTTCTGCTTTTGCAATACGTTCTATAAAAACTTTTTCTGTTTCTGAAAAATTAACGCTAGCCATGTGGCCTATTTTAAAGTGAATGTTAATTCTGTCTGCGAATGGGAATGTGTTGATGTCACGACCTCTAATACCAAAAAAGTCTTTATCAAATAATTCTTTGTAACCTTTGTAGAATGAGGACGCTAAACCAGGATACTGGGCTTTAATTTTTCTTTCTATACGTGCGTCTTCTATAATGTTGTAGAAACCCTTTAGCTCAGGTGTATCACATACGGCATCATGCCATCCTTCTTCAGGAGTATGATGTGCGTGTCCTACTTCATGTCCAATAAAGAGGTCGTATAAGTCCTCAGACATTTTCTTAAATACTGGCAAATACAATGTACGTTCTTTTACATCGAATGCCGCAGTAGGCATTTTTGAGTCATGTACAACAGCTATATCTTCTGTTGCTAATAACTTCGCTAATACTGATTTTTGTTTTATCTCATTCACTGCTAAAAATCCTCACTTTTTTAGTTTATGTGTATATGATAGCACCTATAGAAGCTAAAGTCAAGCACTTTTGTGCGTTTTTTTGAAATCTTTTCTCTATTTATTTCAATAGGTTACGCGGTAGCTTAGCGTAAATTCACGTCCTCCTGCTGGATAATCGGGTAAAACTTCAAAATTATTGTCTAAAACATCATTAATCGCGAACATTAATGTAGACTTAGCAGTAGGTTGTATGGACCAACGTAGATCTATGTTGTCTACATCGTCGATTTCTCTGCCATCAAAGTCAGCCCCTTTATTAAGTTCTGAGATGTATGCTACCTCTGCAGTCCATGGGATACTACCTATTCTTCCTGCTGTCCAGTATGATATTTTAGTCATCCAATCAGGAACTCTGATTTTATCTGTTTGTGTATATGTAGTAGAGAAAAAGAATGACCCTGTGTTCGTTACCCATTGATTCATAAATTTAAGACCATAAGCATCGTATGAACCTGTGTTCACATATTGATATGCTGACATATCGAAATCAATACCTTCTTTAAATTCATTATAGAATGCTGAGAATTTGTTCCAAGTTACATCAATACCCATGCCTTCCTCAGGAAGTAGATTAGGATTTGCTGATACCCAGTCGTCACCATTTTCTTCATATAGATTAGGACGTCTGTAACTATTACCTACAGAAACTTTTACAACATCAGTTTCGTATCCTACTCTGATAATTTCAGCATCTTCTTCGTAGCGTAATCCAACAGAAACTCCTCTGTCATCTGTCCAAGTAAACCATACGGAACCAATATCTCTATCTATTTTGTTGTATGTTTCTTTCTGTCCTGTAAGCCCTAACTCCATACCATAACCTTGGTAAACTGTTGCATCAAGATAATATCTTTCTGTGTCTAATTCAAACCCTGTATTATGTGTTGCATCATTACTCATATAACCTATAGTAACAATATCATTTCTTACAGATAAAAATGTTTTCTCTCCGTCTTGATTACATATATTAGATACTGAGAAATCAGGCATCCAACAATTATCGTAATCATAATTGTAATCAGTATATTCTCCTCTGATACTCCAACCATTTACATCACCACCAAATTTAGCAGTTGTATTTTCATACCAATCGTTTTCTGTATTATCACTTCTAACAGAACCATTTGTCCCTTTATAATGTGCTAACTGAAAACCATCAATTGATGTAAATAAGAATGTTTTATCATCAGCAATTTTACTGATAAACTCTCTTTGTTTTAAGTCGTCCTCTATAAGAACTACTCCACCCATTGAGCCACTTCCAAATTGTACACTATTAGGTCCTGATATAAGTTTTGTATTCTGTCCTGTAATTAGTTCTGTTCCGAAATCGAACCACCCAGAACTAGGATCATTAACAGGTACACCATTTTTATAAACAGCTGTATGCTTAGTATCAGTACCATTCAACATAATGCCTTGAAAGGCTCCAGGGCCTCCTGCGACATAACTTTTAGTTGGCATAATAGATTCCAATAAAGTGTCATCATATTCTACGTCTGCATTGCCTTCAACAATATATGCTCCGACAACAATCACTTCTTCTACTTCTTCAGCAGTAGCCGTGGTAGTTAGTAAGGCGAATAGTAGCGCCCATAATATATTTTTCATTACTTTCCTTGTTTTTGCAATAGCTTTTTACGAGGTTGAGCTTTTGCGTTTTTCTTATTCCTTGCCTCGAGACGTTTTGTAACTTCATCTGCTGATAACCAAAAGTCCCTACCTTGCATCATTTCTTTTAGCTCATCTGATGATAAGAAGTCTTTATATACGTCTTTAAATAAAGCACGAGCCCACTTATCATCAGCCATAACTGACTCTAACTGTTCGTTACCTTTTCCCCAAGCTCCTGAACTGTATGTATGAAACATAAAGTGCGAGTGCTCGCTAATTTCACATACATCAGAAACTAAGAATAAAAGAGTTGCTGCTGAGAAACACATACCTTCTACTGAAGCTACGACTGTTCCTTGAGTCTCCCTTATACTTCGCATCAATTGAATACAAGTAAATATATTACCTCCATTGCTATTGATGTGCATTACGATTACATCATTTTCACCTGATGACCGTAAAATCTGGTTCCAATCCTGATATTTCTCTGCCGATTCTATTGCGCCTGAGAGATATAAATCAAATATCCTAGCAACCGGGCGTTCGAATGCGTTACCTAGTTGCTGAGGATTGTTTATTGGTTTAGTTGATTCGCTCATAGTATCTTGTTACCGCCTTAATTTTTTCAATTTGTTTATCAATAATAGTCGTTCTATTTGGCCAATGAATATATTCCTTTTCAGGATTCTTTTGTAAATTATATAGTAAAGGTAGTACAAGATCTTCAACATCACGAAGTTTGCTTGCAACATCTGACTCGATAAGAGCCCTATGTTCGTTCACCATATTTGAATTATCTGCTTGTAAAATTTTAGCTTCTAACTGCTGTAATTTATCAAGCACTTCATCATTATTTAGAGCAGGTCCAGGCTGCTGTACATTATCACTTGGTTCATCTACAGCCGTGAATCCGAAATCAAAAGTATCGTCTGCCATTTTGTTCTCCTGTTCTTTTAGTTATTTATGTTAGCTGCTTGTAAAGCTAAGTGTCTTTGGTGTTTTTTAAGTTTTTTATTGAACGCCTTAATTGCACGTTCTAATTTCATTTTGGAAACTCTTTGTGTAAAGTTGAACCCTAGCATGTGGTCGTATTCATGTAGTATTACTCTTGCCGTTACACTTTCATATGTCTCAATAATTTCTTCACCTTTTAAATCAGTATACTTAATTGAAACTTGTTTAGGGCGTGATACCATTAACCACAAACCTGGGAAGGATAAACAACCTTCTTTCATAACTTCTGTTTCTTCACTAACACCCACAACCACAGGGTTGAAAAATGTTTTTGTAAAGTCTCCTTGGTCTCCTATAACAAAAACTGATTTGTCTATTCCTACTTGGTTAGCAGAAAGTCCAACTCCTCCTAGTTTTTTCATAGCTTCTATAAGTTGTTCGCTCAATTCCTCAGCGTTATCAAGTTCAAAATCAAACGGAGTCGGTGCACGTTTTAATAGTTCACTTCCAGGATCGATTAATTCTAATCCATCTAGTTCTGTTGTTTCTGTTTCTGTTATTACTGCTTCTTCCATCTTAACATCCTATGTCAGGTGCTCCAGTATCTCCTATGATACCATCGTACCCTTTAAATCTATAAAATACTGTTATCTCTTCGCCTTTTTTAATGGGCTTTATTGCGTATAAAGTTCTGTCTCCCGCATCCGTTGTAATAAAACAATTAGGAGTATTACTATGATTTATAAAACCTCCTAGTGGAGTTCTAATCCATTCATGTCTATCTCTACTATGTACTAAGACATGAGTTTCTCCAAATACTGTTCCTGCATTATGAGGCATAGATGCGTGTAATCCTAATCCATCTATTTTGGATTCTAGTATCGTTAAACCTTTTGGTAATGGTCTATATGTTTCCATATTGAATTCCACTTGTTAACCTTTAAGTACCTGCTGTAGTTCTTGAAATCCGCCAATAGCTTTTCCCTCTACAACAATCTGAGGGAATGTTCTAGCCCCAGGGAATTTTTCAAAAAACTCCTCTTCAGTATAATCCGCGTCTAAAAGATAATACTTATAGTCACGTCCCTTTGATTCTGCTAGTGCCTTTGCTGAATTACAAAATGAACATCTAGTCTTTCCATATATTTCAATCATGTCTTTCCTTTTATTAAAAATTCTGTCCCAATTATTTCTGTATGCGTCACCTTTTTCTGGTCTACGTTTACTTCCCTTGCTCAAAATCGTTCTCTTGTTTCCTGTTTTCTAAGACAGAATAATTCTGCCTCTTTTCAAATCTAATTACACTTCTAAATTTGTCAAACAATTGATCGCCTTTATGAGATATAACAAATACGTTCGTGTCTTCTCCTATTGTATTCAATAGAGTCATAACATAGTCTGTACCGTTCACATCTAATGAACTATCAAACACCTCATCTAATAATAGTATGTTAGTGCTTGCGCTATTTTTCATTTTAGCAATAGTTCGCCAAGTAAATACTAATGCGAGATCTATTCTTTGTTTTTCGCCTTCTGAAAATGATGCGTAACTAAATTTATCTCGGTGTCTAGACTTAATTGTTTCCTTAAATGTTTCATCAAGGTCAAATTGAACAAAAAAGTCCATAGCCTGTAGATATTTATTAACTAATTTATTAATAATAGGTAAATATTCTTTAATAATCTTAGTTTTTATACCAGAATCTTTTAACATAGCTCTGGCTACATTATAATAATGTTCTTCTTGAGTGAGGTCCGTTTTATCTTCTACTTTAGACAAAGTTGTTTTTGCTAATTTTTTTAACTTTGCCTTTTCTTCTGTGATATTTCCTACTTTTGTTTCTGTATCATTTAGTTCTAACTGTAGACGTTGGACAATTCTTTGATGAGTAATAATTTCGTTATTAGCGTCCATTATCTTTTCATCTATTTCAATTACTTTGTTGCATAAGGCATTAACTTCCGTATACTTCTTCTCTAATTCTTCTAATGCCGTTTGTATTTCATTAATTTTATCTTTATCCTTTGAGGATAATTCATCTTTGTGTTCGTGTGGTATACCCTGTTGACAAGTAGGACACTCATCATTATTTTCAAAGAACGCCAGGGCCTTTTCGTGTTGTTCTATTTGTCTTTGGAATCTGTCTCGGTATTTGTCGAGTTGCGCTTTTGTGCTAGTAACATCGCCAAGCGCCTCCTTCTCCTCATGGAGGTCATTTGCCGTTTCTTGATTTGTCTGGACCGCATTCTTTTCTTCCTTTAATTGTTTAAGAATGTCATCGACTTTCGCCTGTTTATCTGTCTCTAGTGTTAGTATATATTCCTCTTGAACTTTTGCTTTCTGCTTAGCTACTTCTATTTCACCTTCTATAACTCTTTGTTGGTTTTCAAGTTGTACATACTTACCTTTAAGGACTTGATTCATAGATGAAAATATACTTATGTCAAGTAAGTCCTCAATAATCTCACGTCTTGCACCTAAGTGTAACTGCATAAACGGAGTAAATGATGTACTTCCTAACATCACAATCTGTGTAAAAGATTTGTAATTAAGTTTAAGGATATTTTCCTCTAGAAACTTTTGCATATCTCTAATGTTGGCATCACTATCTAATTTTTCACCATCAATTTCTATATCAAATATTCTAGGCCCAAATCCTCTTCTTATCAAATAATTTTTACTACCTATTTGAAAGTTAATTTCTGCAACCATGTTCTTCCCATTAATAGAATTAACAAGTTGAGGAATGGTTACACTTCTAAAAGGTTTGTTGAACAAAGTATATGTCAAAGCATCTAACATAGTGGATTTACCACTTCCATTTTCACCAATAATTAATGTACTTGGTGACCTTTGAAAGTCTACTTCTGTCCACGCATTTCCTGTTGAAAGGAAATTTTTCCATCTAATATTTTTAAAGTGTATCATATAGTATCTTGTGCTTCTAAATAAAGTGTCTGCAATAAGTTTTTAATTTTTTGTTTATCTAAGTCTGTTTCAACTACATCTACATATTCTTTTAGAAGTGTCATTGTATCTTCTAAATTAATATCATCTCCTAATGCCTCGTCCTCAAACTCTGAGAAGTCTTCTATAATTTTTAAGTCTAATAAGTTATTAAGATATAATTTGTCTACAAAACTATCAAACAATTTGTAATCTGTTTTCTTTGTTACAATAAGCTTAACAACACCACCAATAATAGGATTAAAATCGTAGTTCCTAATATCATTGACGCCCTCGAAAGTTGAATCGTCGTAATAAATTTTATGGAAGATTCTAAACGGGTTGTCATGATATTCCAAACTTCCTTCAACCGTGTCGAATAAGGCGAATCCACGAGGGTCGTCATAGTCAGACCAAGTGATTTCGTAAGGGTTGCCCATGTATGTAATATTCCCTCTGCTATGACGATGATGAAAGTGGCCGCTGACCACAAGATCATAACCGTCAAAAGTGTTAGGATCCATGCCATGAAGATTAGGCATTCCAGGAAGCATGTCGTAACCTGCGAATTCGAAATGTCCGAATACAGTCTTTGCATCTGATTCTTTAATTTTGGCCATAGTCCTGTCATAATTTTCTCCACATATCCAAGGTAAATATAATACCTTATGTCTGTCTAACATTATTTCAGTTGGTTCCTCATATAATGTTATGTTATCATATTCTCCTAATAATAAATTAGGGCTATTGACATCGTTTGTATTTTTAAAGTAAGTATCATGATTACCAGGTATCATATGTATTTCAATACCTAACTCTGCTGCTTTAGCGAAGAAGTATCTTTTACAAGACTTTAATGTATTGAAGTTTATATACTTACGCCTATCAAATATATCACCTAAATGACATATCGTTTTTATTCCGTGTTCTTGTAAATACGGAAAGAAAAAATCTGTATAGAATTGTTCGAAGTAAGCGTCGAATTGTAAATTGTCTTGTCTCGCACCGAAATGCGTATCAGTAACTAAGGCGATTTTCATTTAGGCCGCCTTGTATATCGCCGAATTAGCCCCGTGTTCTCTTACTTCACATTGTGTGGCATAACATCTGCCATTTGTTTGTTTTTGTACTAAGTCATTAGCAAAATGATATGCTTGTTCTGCAAATTTCTCACAACCTACACCATTCATTACAACAACATCTGCTAGTCCTTTTTGTTCTAGTCCTAGAAATTCTTGTAGTGCAGGATCATCCTTTGCTACTGCAAACTTATGGTCGAAATTATCTTTTAACCATTGTTTTAGTTCTTTTAATCCACCAAAGTCTACAACCCAGTTTTTGTCGTCTAAAGTTTGACATGCAAATTCAAAACTAAAGGACAAAGAATAACCATGTAGTAAACTGCAATGGCTATGTGTTGCATTAGGTTGTCTAAATACACACGACAATCCTTCTTCGTGTCCATAAGTTTTTGTCGAATAATAGTTATACGCTTTCATATTCATTTTAGCTCCTGATATAAGTTACTAGCAGAAAAATACTGCTCTGTTAATTTTTTTGTGTTCTCTTCTGCTGCACTTCTTAATTCATTTGAATTGAAGTTTTCCATAATATATTTTATCCTATCTATCATAGCCTGTTTGTTACTTTGATAATCATCATAACTTAAAGTCCATTCACTAGGATATTTAAATTCACTATCATACATCTCACTATAAGACAATCTATCAGGAACAAGTGGATAACCACCTGCTAATAGTATTTCATAACAAGATATACCTAATGTTTCTTGTAGATTAGCACTAAATACAATCTTTGCCTGTCCTAATAGTTTGTGATAATCCTGTTTTTTTAAATCATATTCTGCACAGTTAATAAAATCATATTCAGGCATCATGTATTGTAAATCTTTAAATATTTCTAACTGTTTTTCTGGTGCGTTTCTGTGAGGAAACAATATTAAGTTATCCTTTTCAACACCTATTGTATCGTTTTGTATTGTGTTACCTAGATATTCAAAAGGCCAACCTGTTCTAACAATTTTGCTTTGTAAATAACTTTGTTGTTCAGGATCATTAAACATTTCCTGTGCAAATAAACCTATATGAAATTGTGAGGCAAAATAGTTTTTATCAAAGGCATCAAACATGGCATACTCTGTATTTCTAACCCACCTTTTATTTCCTATCATTCTACCTAAAAAGTCCTGTGGATCATAACTGCCTGCGTGCCATAATCCATGTGTAATTATTTTAATATTTTGTAATTCTGCCATGTATTTTAAATTAATAATACCTGGATGCCAAGCGTCTGTAAATAAGAAATGATCTCCATCTTTTACATCACCGTTTTTAAACAGTTCAGCAATTTTTTGTACTTGCTGTGATTTGTAAATGTTTGTTGCTGAGAAATCTAAAAATGTTCCTGAGGAAACATCTTGTTCTATGTATGAACCTTCTATAATTGTAACAGAAGTATCGTTAGCATCAGCAATAGCTTGAGGAAGTTCTGTTTTCCATTGTGCCGTGTAACGAGTTTCTACATATTCTAAATCAATTAAATAAATCATTATCTAGTATAGCTCCGTTTTCATCATCCTCATACACTTCTACTCTTACTGCACGATTAGGATAATTCTCTTCTATGTAATTTATAAGTGACTCTGCCACCATCTCACATGATTGGTAATCTAAGTGTACCACGTTCTTTGTGAACAGTCTTTCTAGTTCACGCTTAAATTGTATGAACTCTACATCTCTATCGTTATGAGAAACACCTAGTGTTACATAAAAATGGAAGATGTGTCTGTGAGGGTATCCTAAAAATGAGACGTCATCCCAGTTTCCTGTTGCGTATTTAGGATTCGTATCTGCTCCTGGGAATTTATGAATACCCTCCTTCTGAAAACTAACTTTTATGTACCTGTTCTTAACCATGTTGGTTCCTCTCTGTTTGTATATCTAGCAAAATCCAATTTGTACATATTATAATACCTTCGATATGCAGATACAATATCATTTGGTATTTTTGCATCGTCAGGCATAGCTTGAGGCATATTATGTACGTCTGCTATTGGAGCGTATGGAATATTTTTTGGTGGGTTACAAATAATGCTTCTAAGTTTTGCCTCGGTTAGATGTAATTTACCATATCTATGCGTGTACTCTTTACAAAGTTTGTACCACAAGTTATGCAAGTACATATAGTTGGCATCGCTTTGCCTTACCCATATACCACAAGGATGATTGATGTGGGATGCTTTGTACAAACCCCACTCTTTTACTTCATCACCTTCTATTCGCCAACGCTTAATATTTCTACCGTTAGCAGTTTTGTCCATGTACATTGTACCGTCTAATACTCTGTGCGCTGTGGACAATAATTGTGCGTATTCAATAACCATTTTAACAACGTGCTTATCACAATGTGACTCTACACATTTTTGCTGGTTCTCATGTAACATAAAGATATTCAAAATAGTTCCTCCAAATTAATTGGCGCTTCCTTCGCCACGGACATTGACTTCATCATACCTCCTAAGTATTGATTGTTCTCCCAATAGTCAAAGTCCTCTCTATTGTTTACATTATAGAGATTACGGAACTGTCCGTCAAGTTTCATTTTACCCGTAAACTTAATTAGGGTATCTTTATCCAACATCATTGTTTCTAGATGAGACATAAAGTTTTTAATTGACATAAGTGTAAATGCTGTCCTTACATATATCCATTGATGTAAATCGCCCCATTCTTCTTTTGCCTTTGTACTTGGTGTGTTCAACATCTTGTAAAATGTGTCAAGATCTACACCTAAATTGACTTCCTGTGTGCAATTATCGTACATTTCTCTATACAAATTAGTCATTTGTCTAGAAAACTTAGTTGTACCAGTACCCATGTAAAATAAACCTGTTTCTACGGCTCTACTATGTGTTGTAGAGTCATATGAAATGTCTACGTCTTTGTATAAACCATTCTGTTGAAATACAATGTAGGGTAACATACGTCTAATACTACCTACACCTAAGACGTGTAAGTGCATTTTATCCTGTTGCCAAACTTTTTCTATTTCACTAGCAATAAAAGCTCTTTTAACATCTTCTAATGGGCCTGTTCCTAAACCTGCTGCTCCCATTGCTATACCACCTAATCTATCATGCCATTCAGTTGGTATTTCACCGAGTAAACATTCATACCAACGTAAATATGTATCAACACAATTACCCTGTAGAATAATAAAAGGTTTACAAGAGCTTTCTTCTTCATCAAATATTTCTAATTGTCTTTTAATATTTCTACCTGTAGCTCTTGCCATCTCCTCATAGTTTTCAAAATCAAAGAACCTTTGTTTTACATCATTACGTTCTGACCTTTCGCCTGTAAGTATCACTGGAATCTCATCAAAGCACATACCCACATCACCGAATTGTGCTTGGTTACGATAAACTTTTTCTTTTAGTTCATCAGTCAAATCTAATCCTTGTGTAACAACCTGTAGACCTCCTGAGTCCACATGAACTTTATGAATAGATTCTCTATAGGATTTGAAACGTTCTCCAAAACCTGATTCAGTATGTCCGTTATATAGCATACTAAATTTGTGATGATGTTTGTCTTGTACTAATTTTTCTATTAGTGTTCTAACAATACCTGAATTAGTTTCATCGTTAGCAATTTGAGGATTGCTTAACCTCATATAACTTGTGCCTGAAACTACATACTCTAATACTTTATCCATAATTAATGTCCTATGTGCATACCTAATAGAACTCCTAGTCCAAATATAAACCAATCAAATACAAAGTGCATAAGAAAACTACCTATAAAAAGTGTTTTCCAATGGCATCTACAAAATTCTATATTTTCTTTTAATTGTTCTATCATGACTTCAATATCTCTATTAATAAGTTTGCTTCTGCTACAGCGTCATCTAAAGCATTATGATTATTTGCTTTAGGTAGCCTTTTATTTAATACATTCATGAGAGTTCTTAAACAATATATGTCCCAGAACTTCCAAGGGTAACGTTCCATTTCAGGTTTGTTTTCATTCCAACCAGATAATGTCATAGCATTTTCTAATATGACAATATCAAAGTTAGCACCATAGCCCCAAACAGGAATACTATCCCACCCATAAAACTTTTGGAATTTATCCAATGCCTCATCTAATGGCACAGGATCTTTTTGCCACGCTTGCCTAATTTCCTTAGGTTGTTCTGCCCACCAATCAAGTGTGGACTTTTCAATATGTAGTCCTGCATCTTTACAAGTCCTAGGATCTACGTTCACATAAAACTCATCAACAATTTCTAAGTTTTCTATTCTTACAGCGCCAATAGAAACTATACACGCATTTGAACGTACACTTAAAGTTTCCAAATCAACGACTATGTGTGGTTTATTAATATCCATTATCTAGGTGATACCATTTGTTGTTGTGTTATGTTATCGAAGAATTCTTTCTTCAAGTCTGCATTTTTAAAACCGCCTCTTAAGACAGTTGTTTGTGTTAAAGAACTATGAGCTCTAATACCTCTGTTCTCACAGCATCCATGTGTTGCCTGTATGTAGACACCTACGTGTTCTGTTTCACATTGTCTTTGTATTTCATCTGCTATCATTACATTAAGTTCTTCTTGTAATGTACCTCGCATAGCGCACCATTGTGCAATTCTTGTGTACTTACTTAGCCCTAATAGTTTATCGCCTGCAATAATTCCTATATAAGCAATACCTGTAACTGGTTGATGATGATGTGAACATAAACTTTTTAATTCACTTCTCACAACCAACATACCTTCGTATCCATTTTCAATATAGTTAGGGAAACTATTAGGATCTGGCATAGTGTTATACCTACCTGACATAATTTCATTAACATACATCTTGGCCATACGTCTGCCTGTGTCAATACTATTAGGATCGTTTTCTGTATCAATAACTAATGACTTTAATACTTCATTAAACTTAGGTGCTAGTTCGTCAATCAGTTCTTGTTTCTCACCAGGCAACATAACTTCTGAGATATTATCCGCTGCGTAATATCTTTTGCCTATTTTATCCAAACGTTCTTTTATCTTTTTACTTACTTCCATATTTTACTCCCAGGGAAAATTTATCCATTGTTTTAACTGGTATTGTGTATTATTATAGAGTCTTATTCCCTCAAAGTCAAGCTCCATGTCAACCATTTTGTTAAATAAAACAGCAAACTTAGCGCCTGGAAACAATTCTCTTATACCATATATTGTTTTGCCTGTATCACATATATCATCTATGAACAGACAATTATATTTATCAAGCTGTAATTCTATAAGTTTTTTTCTGTCTGTTCCGTTGCCGTCTCTTGTTTGCCACTCTAAGCATTGCATAGGAACCTTTGTTTTATTTGAAACCATTACTGCGGGAACCAATCCTCCTCTAGCAACACCTACAATCATGTCAATATTATTCTGTTTTACCAAATCACTAATGTGTTCTACTTGTTCGTTTATTGTATTCCAAGTTACGTCTATGTTCCCCATGCGTTCCCGAATAATGTAATATGCAACCTTGGACTAAACTTGTAACCTGTTTTCATACAGGCTTCTGCAACATCCTTTTCTGTTAGGGCTTGTTGTTCCAACGTTGCGCCTTCTGGCATGCAATAAACTGCATCCAGAACAACACCAGCAGATTTATATTCATCAACAAATAAATCTACTTCTTCAAAATCTATATAGTCTCTAACGACAAATTTATTATATAAATGACTGTTAGTTACCTTGTTCATATCTAATAGTGCTTCAGGAATAAGGGCATCGAATTGATCCTCACCTGAGATAGATAATTTAGGAGATGTTGACCATGTAATATGAATGTCTTTTCCATCTTCATTTAAATAATCTATAAATTGTTGTTGTAAGTTCTGTGTTCCATTTGTTTCAAATGTTACATTCTTCAAACCTACTTCTTTACACCTTTCTAATAGTTCAGGCCAAACTCTTTGCCAACCTAATAAAGGTTCGCCACCTGTAATAACTAAATGTATATCTTCTCTCTCATCAAATTTATTATTAGGAAGTAAACTAATTATATGTTCAAACACCTCGTCTATTGTCTTTGTTAATTGTAAATGTTTGTATTTCATCGCCCAAGATGCTGAACTATCACAACCTATAGGAGTAACAGGAAGTTCTTCGATACTTTTATATGCTATTTCATTATCCTTTTCTGCTCTAGGATCTGTCATATAGGGCATTTCTTCTACAGGAATAAGTTTGCCTCGTTCCTGACCAAAACCTCTACATTCAAAATTACAACCAAAGACTCTAAGGAAGATACTAGGGACTCCTACGAATCTACCCTCGCCTTGTACTGAATAAAATGCTTCGCTATATCTAAGTTTTGCCATGTTGAGTATTATATATGATTATACAACCTATAATCAAGAGTCTATTTAACCGTTTTCTTCTTTTTTAGCTGCCTCTTTTGCAGCCGCTTCTTCTGCCTTAATTTTTTCGTCTAAGTATTTGGGCCTACGTTTTGGCATCTTTTTGCCTTTGTTTGCCGCATCAGCTTTTGCTTCATCTGCTTGAGCTTGGTCAATAACTTCTTTCATATATTTGAGATAGTCTGGACTACCTTCACCTTCTTCAAGTATCTGCTCAATATCGAGACTTTGTATATACTTGAACTTAGTTTCCATATGACGTTTCTCTTTTTGGATACGTCTAATGAAAGCGTAATATGTGATTTGTGTAAAGTATGCAAAAGGATTTTTAGATTTTTCAGGATCAAAGTTGTCCATATATGTAAGACTATTTTCAATACCATCCAGAATCATTTCATCTCTAAATGTATAATTTACAAAGTTTGCTTTATATGCCAAGTGATTTGCTATTTTAACAAAGCACTCACCAATATAATTTGGTACCTGAGGTCTGTCATCACCAGATTCCTCAGCTTCTATACGAATGTTTCTATAGGCAGTCATTGCTTCTAGAAACTCCTTATTGTTTATGTAGTGTGATGAATTTGGATCACGTCTTTTTGCCATAATATACTCCTAATGTATTTGCTTTTTTATAACGGCGTCAGCTAATTCCGCCAATGTTTCTAAGTCTAAGTCGTCTAATGTTTCCTCTAAATAAGACTCGCTCATGTCTGATAGTTTAGGGAGGTCCTCAATGGAAACATTTTCATTTAAATAAGTAGCGCTTACAATACTGTTATAACCTTCTACAAATTTTTCATCTAAGTTTGATACCGCCAAAACATTTATTCTATCTATTTTAAAAATTCCTGTATCACTAAATGCAATCCAGGGCCGTAAACTTAATTGTTCTCCTACAACACCTCGATTCATAGACAAATGACTAACAACCTCAATCGGGTGTTCTATTTCATATGAATCTGGGCCTGCGGAAACTATACCCACCAATGTGGAACCATCTATTAACTTTATAATCGTTATATCAGACATCTATTTTTACCAACTTATAATCGAAACCTTCTTCGTTATAAATTTTTACCCTTTCTATTAAGTGATTTAATGTGTAATTTTTCTTGGACTTCCAGGATAAATCATCTCCTATATCAAATAATTTACATTGTACCTTTTGTTCACCTCTTCTAAGTCCTCTTCCTATACTCTGTAAGTTTCTTATTCTACTCTTTGTAGGAGAGGCAAAGACAATGTTATGTAGGTTCCTTATATTTATGCCTGTTGAAAAAGTGCCGTATGATGCTATAATAATAGCATCGTGTTGTGTTTCTGTTATCGCTCTTATTTCTTCTCTAACTTCTGTTTCTGTTCCACCGTATACAAAGAATACTTTTCTACCTTTCTTAACGGATTTTTTAATCATCTCATGTAATACTACTCCATGCTTTTCTACGAATTGAAATAGAACTAAAGTATTACCTTCCTGGGCGATAGTTAGATTTTTTATTATTTCGTTTCTTTGTGGGTTTGTTACAATCCAATCTATCTCTTCCTGATATGTGCATTTGGTAATAAACTTGCGCTCTTCGTCCTTGGTGTAATTTAGCGTGCAACACACGATTTTTAGATCTGCTAATTGTTTATCCTCCATCAATTTTTTTGTGGTAGTAACTTTATGTACAGGGCCAAAAACTCCCTCTAAAACTAATTTATGTGTCTGTGTTCCGTCTAATGTACCTGTAGTTCCTATTCTATATGGTGCATTAACACATTTATTCATTAATGTTGTTAGTGATTTGGATTTAAAATTATGTGCTTCGTCTCCGTATATAACATCAAATTGTTCAAACCACTTTTTAGGAAACTTGTATATAGATTGCCATGTGCTAATAGTTATATCGTATTCGTTTGACTTTTCCTTACCACCATATATTCTATGACAGTTCTCAGGAGCTTTCCAATTATCTGCTGTTGCATAGTCCTGAAAGTCTCCGTACATTTGTTCTACAAGTGAAGTCGTTGGTACTACAATAAGTTGCTTTCTTCCTCGTGACTGATGATATCTAATTAAACTGTATATGATTAGTGATTTACCACTAGCCGTAGGACTTAATAATAATGACCTTGTATTTGATAGTGCGTGTTTTATAGCATCAATTTGATAATCTCTTATTTGTATATCCTTACCGCCACTTTGTAATTTTAATAACTTTGTAAAACCTTCTACGTCTACATTCTCTCCTAAGTCATCTATATTTACTTCTATATCGTATTCTAATGTATTTGCAAAGTCAATTAAATACTTTAATAGTCCAACATATAATTCATTGGTATATAAACTATACAATCTAACTTTACCGTCCCACATTCTATTCTTATACATCGGCATAAACCTAGCACCCGGAACTTCAAATGTAAAGAAGTCACATATTTCCTGACCAATGCCTGGATCTGTTTGTATCTTTAAATATACTTCGTTCTTTTTACTTACAGAGATCACGCCAGTCCCTTACGGTTAATTCTTTTCTCGATGTTATAAGTTTGTGATAAGAATCCATTTCAGATTTCATCTTGTCATCACAAGTTAGGTCATTAAGATTAACTCCTGTTGTTAATGTTGTGCCTACTTTTACATCTCCTACATAAGATGATAAATTTCCAAACAATATGTATTCAAAATTTGTATCTTCTAATTGTTCACAGTAATTAGGA